AATAGATAATAGATCTGGTGGTGTTGAGTGTCTTTTCTTTGCACCCTTGACTGCTAGTTTTCTACCTATTTTCATAGGCTTACCTGTATAATAACAATTCCAACCGTACTTTACTTTGTGTTCTTCCCAGGCTTGTAAAAATTCTTCTTTTGTTAGAGTGTGTTCTAATCTTTCACACTTACGCGATCCAGCAGACTTTCTGTAATCTCCGTTGGCCTTTTCAACTTTTTCTTTTTTGTAAACTCTTTTTTTAATATCATTCCACTTGCATATTAAAAAACCACTTTCGGTATTTAAATATTTTATGTTTTGTTCCCGCGCATGCTCTTTATCCCTGTAAGCCATTATATTGTGTAACTCCTCTCATAGTTTTTTGGTTCTAGTATGTGTAAAGATTTTTTTGCTCTGGTCACAGCAACATAGAATAGACGGTGTAGTTCGTCTGGATCAATATCGTTGTGGTCAAGAGCAGACTTAGTAATATCAGGTAAAAGTAATACATTGTCAGCTTCTCCTCCTTTTGCTCCGTGTATTGTTGATAGTGTTATGCGTGGTGTCTGTGAAATTTTTTCTTTGTTAGCCAACATGTTTCGTATGTAGTTTTCTGTCTCAGCGTCTAACCCATCGAATGCTTTGTACCAAACGTCTTGTGTTTGTAATCCGTGTTTCTCGAGGCACTCTTCTATGTAATAACCATCTTCGTTCTCGTCCATCGTTTTACCGGTCTTGTATCCTGGCGCAACGTTGTTACCAAGATAAGAATAAATATTTTTTATTGATGCGATTGGTAGTAATGTTTCACTGTTTCTCCATTTTTCCCAAGTTTGTATTGCAAGAAGTAAATCTAATTTTATAGAGTTTTTTGTTTTGTGTGAGTAGTACCACCCCTGCAGTCTGCACAATTCTTTTATGTCATCTAAAAAATAATTTGCAGTTGACAACACCAACCACTCGCCTTGTGACATGTCTATCTGTGTAACGTCAGAGTATCTTGTCAAATCACCCACCTCTTGTCTTGGCATGTAATCTTTATCGTATCGCTTTGAAACATTTCTAATAATCTTTTGTGACAGCTCGTGTATTGGTCCACCTGGTATTCTGTATGACTGACTCAATGTGTCGATGTAATCTACTTCTTCTTTAAGTGCGATAAAAGTATCAACGTCAGCGCCAGCCCATTTAAATATTGCTTGATCATCATCCCCTGCAATGTAGGTCTTGTTTGCTTTCGACCATAAAGTCCGGACCATTCTCCACTGCAAAGGTGAGAGGTCCTGTGCTTCATCAATAAATAGTACGTCGAAAGATGGTGAAATATCTTGTTCAATAAATTGTTCCAGCATGTCATTATAATCTATTAAGCCTTTCTCTTTTTTATATCTACTAAGTTCTTGATCTAAAAGATATAATAGATCTCGCTCTATGTCCATACTGTGTTCGTTTTTATTATACTCTTCCAGGACATTGGTGCCCATTACCCGCGATTTGTTAATAAGTCTAAGATACTCATTGTCAGAACTAAACACACCATCCTCTTCACTGTGCCATGCTGTTTTTATTGGTATGCCACATTTTAAACCAAACTCTCTGTAGTCAGAGTGTTTCATCACACGTTCTTTCTTTACACCCAACATTCTAAATGCCAGTGAGTGCAGTGTTCTAAAGTATGGTATCTCTTTTTGATCTATCATAAATTTTTCTTCTGCTCTGTGTGTTGCTTCCCACGCAGCTTTCTTTGTAAAAGAAAAGTATCCTATCTTTTTTATGTCGACACCATCACGTAAAAACTCTTCTACTAAATTTAGTAGTGTAGTTGTTTTACCTGTACCTGGTGGTCCTAGTATTATAGTCTTCACTAAAAAGGTGTCTCCTCGTATTTAACTTTGCTGATAGTTGGTTTCTCTTTTTTCATAGATTTTATTTTTACAAGATGTGGTTGTTGATCTTTTACTTTTAGTCTTGTTTCTTTATCAAAAATGTCTTCTAAACTTTTTAATAAGTTTCCTGTTTTAATTCTATCCATCTCCCAGTTGTTTCTTTTACAAAAAGCAAAAAAGTCATCCATCCTAAAATATGTAAAGCCCTCGTCACTCCATGCCATCTTACGTAGTATGTCGTCTCTTGTTCTTGCCTGTGGTCTATTCACTGTAAACTCGTGTAATAAATTTATTAGATGCTCTTTTGGATCTAACGATTTCAAAGGTTCTATCTCTTGCAAACTAGCCATCAATGTTTTTAGATGCACATCTCTCCAGTCTTTTGCTTTTGGTATTGGTGACACCACGTTTGCCTGCTCTAATACAGCTACAGCAAACAGATTAGGATTGTGTAGCTGCTCTGTCTTCAACTCCACCCTGCTACCACTAACATTTAAAAACCACTGTGGTGGATTAGATTTAATCTTTGTAAGTGTATCTAGTTCTGGCATCTGTTCTTCTTCAAAACCAACACCAAACTTTTTTGTTCTGCATTTTGCAGGATTGCAAACACTACATATTGGTTGTTCTTTACATCTGTATTTATCGTAGCCACGTTTACCAATAGACTTAATAACATTTTGTACCTCTGCAGATCTCAAAGGTGGACTCATGTATTTGTGATTGTCGTCCTCTAATATATCTTGCCAATTATCTGGGTTGGCTTTCTGTCTGTATATTGCTAAATTAAATAAAGAATTGTTTCTTGACCCCTCACCAAACCCTTCTTCTGCCAAGCGATTAAGACACGGTGGTCCATCAGGAAAAATTTCTACAACCTCTGCTTTCTTTACAATTATGTTTTCTATTTCTGTTCGTGTCTGTACCCACTCGTCGTATATAGAATAGAATGATTCTAAACTAGCAGCCTCACCACCAGCTTTCATCGCATACCTCAAACCACGCACACCACCGTGGTATGGTAAGTTTAAGAAATTACCTGTGTCTCCACGCTCAACTAATATTTCAGTTTGTTTCGGAAAGATCTCACTACCTGCATAACCCAAAGCCTCTGCCATGGCTTTGAGTTTAGACTGCATCAATGATGCAGGAATAAACTCTGAGGCAAATAAAAACAAATGTGCGCCACCAGATTTTGACCTAAATGTCACCAACGGCAAGCTAAGTCCTTTTATGTTTCTCATCAAAACAAGATGGTCAACATTGTATACATCAATGTCTATACAACCCCATCTACACTCGTTGTTTTCATTTATGGGTATGATACCAAGCGCTGGTTCTTTACCCTCTACATGCTCTTGCCACAGTTTATCTGTGACCTCTTCTCTTTTAATTAATGCTTTTGCTACAGCTTTTCCTTTCTCAGTGACCTCTCCGGTCAGTTTCATTATGCCGTATGCACTATTATTACCTTCAAATATTTCTTTAAACTTCACGCTTTGGCCTTCCCGTTTTTGGTTTACCTCTGTTGGGTCTGAAGCCTGGCTTACAAATATCGTTACAATAAACTTTGCTCTTTTGATATTGTGTTATCTCAAACGTCTGTTTGCATGTTGGACAAATCTTTTTCATATCTTTTACTTTCCTTTCTTATATAATAACGAGACCCCAAGAGGGGGAAGTCCTGGGGTCTCACCATGATTAAAATGGTACTTCGTCTTTTGACTTAGTCTCACCCTCACCATGTTTTACTTGAACGTTCCCTACGCTCGAAGCAAACTGTTTTGCAGCCTCATACAAGTTCTTGTCTTGTACAGGGCCAACCTTTTGCACGTTCCAACCAAACCAAGTCCCCTTGTCATTTGATTGTTGAACAGTTTTTAAGTTGTACACGTGACTACACATAGCCGGTGTGAACATACCATTCTTACCTTTAAGTTTGATACTGTTCATCATAGAGTTCCATGATCTACTAACTTTTAGTTGTGTAGATTTCATAGAAATCAAAGCGGCTTCACCTGATTCCAACAACACAAAGTATGATGCTGTGTTTTCTAGATAGTTACCGTTTGGTAGTCTATCTTTATACGCTGCATCTCGTGTTGCATCTTTTATGATACCACTTTCTACAGAGTGGATCGCAACAGGAGCACTTGTGCCCTCGCCACGATCAGACCATTCAACGTATTCACGTTTGTAATAACATGGTATTACGTTGACGCCTTTCTCACCATCGTAGAGTTGCTTCGTCACGGTATTAAATATCATACCCG